AAACCTTTTTTGCGGTCGTTTCCGGACCGGCGCGGGGCTCGAAAAAACATAAACGCTCTGATTTCCGTTAATTATGGGAAAATTTTTCTAAATGGGAACGCGTGGACGCAAATCTATTGCGTCGCTGTCGGTCATCAGCTCTGCGGGCATGGAGATCACGCGGCGGCCGGATCCGCCGAATGAGCTGAGCGACGAGCAGGCGGCCGAATGGCGGGCGATCGTCAATCGCATGCCGGCAACCTGGTTTTCGCGTGAGACGCAGCCGCTGCTCGCTCAGTATTGCCGCCATATCGTGGCGGCGCGGCGCGTGCATCAGCTGGTCACAGCGCTCGAGGCTGACGAAGATTTGGATTTCAAAGCCTGGGCGGATGCATTGAAGCTGCAGCAACGCGAAAGCTCGATTCTCTGCTCGCTGGCGACGAAGATGCGCATTTCGCAGCAATCGACTTACGATAAGGGCAAGGCGAAGGGCGGCAGTGCGGCGGCGCGCAAGCCTTGGGACGATGTATAAATTGCCGGCATCTGAGGTTGAGCCGGTCACGTTTCGGCGCAAGGGCGCGCGGCGTCTGTTCCGTGAAGACGCGACCTGTACGGCAGCCCAGATCATCGGGACGATCGAGCCGGGTGATGATATTTGCGGCGTGACAAACGGGCAGTTTTCGTTGGTCGATATCGTCGATCATGTCCTGAGCCAGACGGGGCCGGCGCGCGTGTGCATCGCAACATGGACGATGGGCGTCTATGACGCCGATCAGGCTTATGGGTTCATTCGCGACAAACGCATCAAGTCGATGCGGTTCGTTATCGATCCGAGCATGTTCGTCCGGCGGCCGGAGCTCGCGACCGTCCTGGTGAACGGCTTCGGCGTCGAGGCGTTCCGGGCAGTCAACAGCCACGCGAAATTTGCGACGGTGCGCGGCGATCGGCTCGACGTGACGATCCGGTCATCGATGAATCTGAACAAGAATGACCGGCTGGAAAGCTTCGATATTACGGCCAGCCGCAAGATGGCCGATTTTTTCGAAAGCCTGGTCGATCGCATTTTCGAAAACGTCGATCAGGACAATCGCAGCCAGTCGCGGGCGATCTTCGAAGGCTTGCTTGATGTGACGCCGATCAAGGATCCGCGGCGGCGCAATCCATTTCTGGGGGATTGATGGCGCGCAAGCGGAAGGAAACGCGCGCGGCTCGCAATATTCGGTGGATCGAGGAATTCTGCCGCGTGCCGGAAGGGCGCCTCGTCGGTCAGCCGGTCAAGCTTCGCGAATGGCAGCGGCTCGAGCTTCGTCGCATTTACGACAATCCGAACGGTACGCGGCGCGGCATTATCAGCTTCGGGCGCAAGAACGGCAAGACGGCGCTCGCCGCGTTCCTGTTGTTACTGCATCTGTGCGGGCCGGAAGCGCGGCAGAATTCGCAATTGTACTCTGCGGCGCAATCGCGCGATCAGGCCGCGATTTTGTTCAACCTGGCGGCAAAGTGCGTGCGGTTCTCGCCGGATCTGTCGTCTGTGATCGTGATACGCGACACGGTCAAACAACTATTCTGCGGCGAGCTCGGGACGCTCTATCGCGCATTGTCGGCTGAGGCGTCGACGGCTTACGGGCTCTCGCCGGCATTTATCGTTCATGATGAGCTCGGGCAGGTGAGGGGGCCGCGGTCGGAGCTTTATGAGGCGCTCGAGACCGCCACGGCCGCGCAAGAGTCGCCGCTGTCGATCATCATCTCGACGCAGGCGCCGACTGACGCGGATTTGCTCTCTGTGCTGATTGACGACGCGAAGGGCGCGCATGATCCGCGTGTTGTGGTTTCGCTGTACACGGCCGATCTCGATCTCGATCCGTTTTCTGAAGAGGCGATAAAGCAGGCAAATCCGGCATTCGGCGATTTTCTGCATGCTGAAGAAGTTCTTGCGATGGCTGAAGACGCGCGGCGCATGCCCAGCCGCGAGCCGGAATATCGCAATCTGATTTTGAATCAGCGCGTTGAAGCAAATGCGCCTTTCGTGTCGCGTTCTGTGTGGATGGGCTGCGGCGGGCCGGTGGCGGAAAGCTTTAAGGGCGTGCCGGTTTATGGCGGGCTCGATCTTGCGGACTGCAATGATCTCGCGGCATTGGTGCTGCTCGCGCCGATTGACGGCCTTTGGCACGTCAAGCCGACTTTCTGGCTACCTGGTGAGGGCTTGCATGAGCGGTCGCGCACTGATCGCGTGCCCTATGACCTGTGGCGCGATCAGGGATACCTGCAGGTTACGCCGGGCAAGTCGATTGAATATGAATTCGTTGCTGCGCATTTGCGTGCTGTCTTCGATCAATTCAACGTCGTGCAGATGGCGTTCGATCGCTGGAATTTCAAACATCTGCGGCCGTGGTTGGTGAAGGCCGGATTTAGTGAGGCTGAGCTCGAGCGGTTTGTCGAATTTGGGCAAGGCTTTCAAAGCATGTCGCCGGCGCTACGTGATCTGGAAAGTGATCTGCTCACTGAGAAGATCGCGCACGGCAAGCACCCGGTCCTGGATATGTGCGCGGCGAATGCGGTCGTGCAGACGGATCCGGCCGGCAACCGAAAGCTCGCCAAGCACAAGAGCACGGGCCGGATTGACGGCATGGTGAGCCTGGCAATGGCGAAGAGCATTGCCGGCACCTATGAACCGGAGCCGGCAAAAGAATATCAAATTCTCTTTATGGGATAGGAGGCCGCGATGAAGCGGATGTATTCGGTTCTGCACGTTAAGGCCGTTGATGAAGATAAGCGGCAGATCATTGGTGTGGCGACAACGCCGAGCCCTGATCGCGTTGGCGATATTGTCGAGCCGCTTGGCGTCAAGTTCAAGAATCCCTTGCCTCTGCTTTGGCAGCATCGAAGTGATCAGCCTGTTGGATCTGTGAAATTTGACAAGCCGACAAAGGAAGGGATTACCTTCACCGCGAAAATCCCTGAGATCCCGGAGCCCGGCAATCTGAAAGAGCGGATTGACGAGGCGTGGGCGAGCGTCAAGCACAAGCTGGTCACCGGCGTGTCGATCGGTTTCCGTGCGATCGAGCATGCCATGATGGAGGATGGCGGCATTCATTTCTTGAAAACCGAGGTTCTCGAGTTGTCCCTGGTGACGATCCCGGCGCAGCAGGATGCGACGATCCAGGCCATTAAATCTATCGATTCAGCGTTGCTGGCCGCGGCTGGCCGGAGCGACGCAGACCGGACCGCTGAAGAGCGGACATCCCGCGCATCGGGAGCAGTTGTAAAAACTATTTCTCGAAAGGATACGGGAATGAACAAGAAGACAATTTCGGAGCAGATCTCCGATTTTGAGGCCACGCGCCAGGCGAAGGCCGCGCGCATGGTTGAGATCATGGAAGCGAGCGGCGCGAAGGGTGAAACTCTCGATGTTGAGCAGACGGAAGAGTATGACGGCCTTGCCGATGAGGTGAAGTCGATCGACGCTCACCTGAAGCGGCTTCGCGATCTGGAAGCGCAGAGCGTGAAAACGGCGAAAGCGGTCGATGGCAGTGATGTTGCGAACGGCGCCGCATCGCGGTCCAATTCGGTACGCATCTCCGCGCGCGGGCAGCGTCTGGAGCCTGGTATTGCGTTCACGCGCATCGCCAAGGTGAAGGCGCTGGCAAAGCTCGACAGCGAGAGCGTGCGTGATAAGGCGCGCGATCTCTATGGCGAAGATTCGCCCGTTTACGCCCACTTCGTCAAGGATGCGACCGGCGCTGCGAACACGACAAGTTCTACATGGGCCGGCTCGCTCGTGGGCACAGAGACTTCGGCGTTTGCCGATTTTGTCGAGTACCTTCGTCCGATGACGATCCTTGGCAAGTTCGGCACGAATGGCGTTCCGAGCTTGCGGCGCGTGCCGTTCCGGACCGCGCTTGTCGGTCAGGACTCTGGTGGCGAAGGTTACTGGGTCGGCGAAGGCGCGGCGAAGCCGCTCACCAAGTTCGACTTTTCCCGCCGGACGCTGGAGCCGTTGAAGGTTGCGAATATTGCGGTAGCGACAATGGAGTTGCTGCGGGATTCCAGTCCGTCAGCGGAGACGATCTTGCGTGACCAGCTCGCCGCGGCGTTGCGTGCTCGCATGGACATCGACTTCATCGATCCGACGAAAGCGGCATCTGCCGGCGTATCTCCGGCGTCGATCACAAACGGTGTCGTGGCTCTCGATTCCAGCGGCATCGACGCCGATGCAGTTCGCCAGGATGTCCGGAATCTGTTCAACGCGTTTATCGCCGCGAACAACGCTCCGACTA